ACTGGTGATGAGGAAGAAGATAAGAAGAAGGAAGAGGCTAAGAAAAAAGAGGTTAAAAAGAAAGAAGCCGAACCTCTACCTAAAACTGAAAAAGACACTGCCAAGCCAATACCAGAAGCTAAGAAGGATGAGGGAACCGATAGCACTAAGAAAGAGCTAGAGGTGGACAGTATTAAAGTCAAGGATAAGTCTGTACAGGAATACCTAACTAAGGAGAAGGATGGAGTTAAATCTACTCCTGGCTCTAAAGCATCCTCTAAAGAGGACGTAGACACTAACATCAAGTTAGTTAAAATAGAGCACACTGTTAGGGTTGAATGGACAGGCAACAACTTATCTCCAGACAATGAATACAAGGTTTCAGGTAGTATCTCTAACTACTTCTCTACTGCAACTGATATCCTCATGGGTAAAGGTGGTAATGGAGGGGCAACTGCATTTGGAGGTATGAATCTATCCAGAGACCAGAGCCGAGAATAGGGAGGTTATATCATGGTAGTTCAACGATATAAACCTAATGCCGAGGTCACTTTCTTTACTGAAGAGGGTCAGCTAGTAGCAAGAGGTGTAGCTGACCCTAATAGTAAGGTAGACAATGACATTGTGGCGGTCTACACTAATAGAGATATAGGGGAAGATGCTCCTGTATTCAATATAACCCTCACTAACCGAAAGCCTTGGCATAGGTGGATTACTGCAAATGATATGTTAATTATCAAAATGTGCAGACCACCTGAAGCCTTGGCTGAAGTTATGTTTGGACTAGTAGATTTTGCAGGCAAGACTGTAGACGCTAACAACGATGCACCGTCTCGTACTATCTCAGTAAAGGGCAGAGGGTTTGCTAAAGCATTCATACAGTTTGATATTGGTATCGTGCCTGAAGCACAGTTCAATATCGAAAAACTAGGTTGGGTTCAGACTCTTGGTATTACACTAGACCAAGCAACCCCAGACCAGCTAGCAAAAGCAGCATACGATAAGATAGCCAAGCCTTTCATAAACTACAAGTGGAAAGGCTCTAAAGCTTTATTCGACATACTGAAAACTAAGTTTAGTGCAAGAAAAGATATGAAATTACTAGACACGTCTGGTTTAATGGCATGGCAAGGCAGTTTGCTAGGTATGTACAATGCTATAGCAGAAAAGCCTTTCCATGAGATATTCTACGAGGTAGAGAATGGCTCCCCTACTATGGTCATTAGAGAGACTCCTTTCAATAAGGACAAGTGGGATAAGTTGCCTTCTGTAGAAATTGGAGACCAAGACGTAGTGACGGACGATACAGGCAGAGGAGACCTAGAGACTTACACAATGTTCTCTGTAAGTGCCAAGACGTTAATGGCTCCAGATGATATGTTTAAGACCTTTGGGGTTCGTCCATACTGGTATCCACCCTATAAGAATAAATATGGCATCAGACGCTTGACAGTAGAGACTTCTTACCTAGCGGTAAATGGTACTCCTACTGGAGGGGGAACGGGTGCAGGCGGTACAGGTGTAGGTGCTGGTGGTACTACTGGTGCTCCACTTAATCCTGACCCTCCAGGTGTAGGCGGTAATACTGGAGGTAACAACGGAGGTACTGGTACTAACCCAACCAATCCAACTACTCCTACTGACCCTAGCCAACCAAATGCTGGTAACGGTAGCCAAACTACTACAAACCAAGATGGTTCTACGGGTACAACACCTGCTAATGGTAACGGTACTGGTTCTGTTGACTTGATGAAAGGTCTTATGGAAGACCTATATAATTGGAATATTCTTAATAACCATTTCTATAGCGGAAATCTCGTTGTAAAAGGCAGTAACAAATACAAGGTAGGAACAAGACTTGTATATAAATCGGTAGAAGACAATTCCACTATTGAATACTACATTAAGTCAGTTACCCAGAATTTCAATACCTTTGGTGCATGGGTTACAACTCTAGGAGTAATCCGAGGATGTGAACCATCTAAACGCTTTAGCCCACCAGTAGGCAAGTTCGAACAGTATGAAGGTCATGGCTTCTTAGGTGACAACAGTACTATTGCAGAGCAAAAAGCTAGTGGCGGTTTACCTAACCTCAATGACTTGTGGAGTCAGATATTTGGAGGTATGTTCGGTGGAGGCGGTCTGCTAGGGGGCTTAATACCTGGACTAGGTGGTGGATTAGGAGTAGGTATAGATGGTAGTGCTGCACAGAAGGTAGTAGCAGGTGCCCAGAGTATCCTACAAAATGGTATCAATGGTGTGAGAGTTCACTATACGTTCGGTGGAGGTAACCCTGCATCAGGTGCTCTAGACTGTTCATCTTTCACTCAATACGTTTACAAAACTTATGCAGGTATAGATATTGGAAGGGTTACTGGGGAACAGGTTAAGAAAGGTACTGAAGTATCTAAGCAAAATCTACAACCAGGTGACTTAGTATTCTTCAAGAATACTTACAATAGTGGATATATCTATGGGGTTTCTCACGTAGGTATTTATGTAGGTAACGGTAACTTTATTGAGAACTCTAGTTCTAAGTCAGTTACCCTAACTGCTCTAAGTAATTCCTATGCTACTGCCCACTGGCTGATGGGTAGACGTGTACTAGCAGCCTCTACTGGGGGAGGAGGTGCAGGTGGTGGTGCTGGGGGTGCAGGTAATGGTCAAGTATCTGCTGGTGCTGGTGGTACTAAGTTCATAGCGACTGTATACAGTTCACCAAACATTGACAATTACTCACCAAACACCACTACTGCTGTAGGTGCTCCTACTGTAGAAGGTGTTACTATAGCGGTTGACCCTAAAGTCATACCACTACACAGTCAAGTACAGATTACTTGTCCTTCCTATCCAGCAGTCAATGGTACCTATACTGCACAGGATACAGGTAGTGCAATCAAAGGTAACCGTATTGATATCTACTGGGAAGGTAGACCACCTAGGAATGCAGAAGCAGTTAAGAAGGCTATGAATAACTTCGGTAAGAAGGAAGTCTTTGTTAAGGTACTAAGATACGGGAAAGGGTGATTGCTATGCAATTTCAACCACATCTTGGTAGGGAATTTAAGGATAACTACAAGCCACAGGACAGACTTAACTTTATGTCCTTGGCTAAGGTTATCAAAGTCCACCATAAGCACCATACAGCAGATGTGCAGTTGATTAAAACTAATGACACCATACGTTCCAGTGAAGAATCTGAAGGTAAGTATAGTGCTAAGATACTTACTCAAGGTGCTCATTTTGATGATACAACAATAGGAACATCTGGTGTCATGTACCCTATCCAAGAAGGTCAGCTAGTAGTGGTTGCCTTCTTAGATGGAGTATACACACAACCAATTATCATTGGTAGTACTCACAATAACAAAATGGATGAATTTAATATTCTTCCTAACAGATACCCTCTAAGACCTGACAGTTCTCTAGAGGATATGAGGGAAGCACTAAAGTACCTCAATGTACACCCATCTCAATTCTACACAATGATAGATGGTATAGGTTCTGTGGAGATGTCCCACCCTTCTAAGACTTTTCTAAAGATTGACCCAGACTTATACAGTGAGATATCAGATGAGCATGGAGGGTTTGACCACCAACACTTAACAGAGCGTGACCCTATGACATATAGACCTCGTTCTGCTAAAACAGAGAATACTGCATACCCTGTTAAAATGCTCTTTAACTATAGAACTAGCTTTGAGGATACTGACACTACTTGGACTAAGTTCTTCCTTAATAGTGACGGAATGCTTAGGGTGACTAGAGATACCAACGATGAAGCCATAACTTACCAAGAGTTAGGTGCACGTGGGGAGTACAAAGTTCGTAGACAACTAGATAGCTCTAAGCATGGTGAGGGTAAAGACTTTGTAGAGCTAGTCATCGAAGAAACAGGTAGAACCATTATTAAGAGGTCTGTAGATGGCAATGAGTCTATGATAGAGATAAGCGAGCTAGGGGACATAGCACTAGAGAATTCTACAGATACCTATGTCAGAGTAACCGTTGATGGGGATATTAATTTACGAGCAGATGGAGAACTAAATATAACAACCCAGAACGGTAAAGCTTTTCCAGTATTGGTTTCTAGCGAAGAACCGCCAAACCCAAAGGACGGGTTAATTTGGTTAGACACAAGCATTCCAACGGAGGTGCCTAAGCCATGAATGCACAAAACGATGGAAAGAACAAACTTAGACGTATGGAGTTCATCTTCAATGGTCAATCCTTTAAACTAGCATTAAACCCAGAGGAATACGACCAGTCTCAACCTAGCAGGGTGGCTATTACCCAAACTAAAGGTGGGGCTTGGGTAGATGACTGGGGTGCTGGTATTGCTAATATCAGCATGAAAGGTACTACTGGTTGGAAGAATGGTACAGGAGACCCTACTAGTGGTTTCAAGAAGTTTAGAGAGTTACAAGCAATGGTAGAAGCTTACTACACTAAACTACCTCCTGGCTCTACTATACCAGCAGATAAGGAAATGATATTCCATAACTACACGGATGAACAGCACTACGTAGTAATACCTAAGGTTTTCAGACTATTTAGGTCTGTAGCTAGACCATTGCTTTATCAATACCAGCTTGAGCTAATATGTCAACGTGATGCTAGTGCTCCTGCTAGTCAAGGTAGATCCGTTGAAATACGACAGGGAAGGGTGCAGTGATGATATGTATGCTAATCCATCAGAAGACTATATCTCTGCTAATATGAATTCTAAGGCTCTTAACTACTTGTTAGACACTATGTGTAACATTAGCGCTGTATTGGGAGATACGGATGGTAAGGTAACTATAACTACAGCTACAGATATCACCAAGTCTTTAGATATAGCTGGTACTGGGGCAGTCCTGTCCAACACTGAAGTTATACAGGACGCTCCTTCTTCATACCTAATTGAAGAGTATTATACTCCAGAGGTAGCTTATGAATCCTACCTTACTTATATAGGGATGAGGTCAGGAGACCCATACTATGTGCTGGGTATAACTGATAGTAGAGAGGTAACAAGCCCTCTTCTAACTCTAACTAGAGAGCCTCATGTACCTGCTTATCTCACTATCAGAAGCCTTTACTTGGAAGCTTTCAGCCTGTACAAGAATGCTATAGAGCTAAAGACTCTAGACTCTTCACATGCAGACAAGGTCATAACCAATTGTAGGGTGCTTGCTTCATTCTTAGCTACTAAAGACAAAGTGAACTATGACCTGTTAGAGGTACTAAAGACCTTAAAGATGTCCCTGATGTTCCTTAAACACTACGCTTACTTACTGCCTGAACAGGAGGGATACTAATGAAATACCGTAAGTATTTGGTCAAGCACAGTGACACAATACAAATGATAGCCCAGAATGAGCTAGGAGACGCTGCTAAATGGACTGAACTAGCTCTTTTGAATGACTTGGCTTATCCATTCATTGATACTCTCTCTAGTAAAGGTGTAGTAGCTCCTGGGGATTATCTATTAATCCCTATGGGCGAGGGTATGGAATCTGACCCTAGCTTAGTGTATGGTCAAGACCTTTTGCTAACCACTGACAAGTTCAGTCTAACAAATGGTACGAACGGTGACCTTATAGCTCAAGATGGAGACTTTGCTATAATAGATGGAGTACAAACCCTTAAACAGGACTTATTCCACAGACTACTTACACCTCTAGGCACTCTCCCTTATCATCCAGACTATGGTAGTAACATGCCAATGTTAATAGGTACTGTCAGAACAGATGAGTGGCGAGTTAAGATGAGTATAGAGGTAGCAAGGACATTCAAGAGCGATGCTAGAGTACTAGATGTTGCCAACATTAAAGTAGAGCCTATTGACAATGGTGTTATCATTGAATGCGACATCATCACAGATGTAGGGGAAACTAGAATACATGGCATTATATAGGAGGTGTGACAGATGAAAATAAAGACTATGAAAGAGATAGTGTCTGACATGGCAGGTTATATGGTAACTGCTGGTAGTAAGATTACTAACTTCAATCCAGGGTCTATAGTGAGAACTCTATTTGAAGCATTGGCTACAGAGATAGAGCAACTATACTTCAAAATGAAAAGGGGTCATGCTGAAGCTATAGAAGGCTCTCTGTATACTAGCTTTGGTTTCAGTAAGACACCTGCTGTTAAAGCTACTGGTTTGTTAACTCTAGAGTTTAAAGCGCCTTTAAGCCTAGTATTTACAATCAGTAAAGGACACACATTCTACACAGTTCCAGTAAAGGGAAAGGTTATCTACTTTGAGTGTCTAGAGGATAAGACTGTTCCTATAGGTGAAACCTCTGTAGATGTCAAAGTTCAGTGTACAGAAGCAGGGGAGGTTGGTAACGTACCACCTCTATCTATCCGTAGTGTAATGTCTCCATTGCCAATGGTAGAGCGTATGTACAACCTATCACCTTTCCATACAGGCTTACCTGAAGAGACTACTGAACAACGTAAGAAGCGCTTCAGTAACTTCATTGGTACTTTACAAAGGGGTACAGTTGAGTCCATAAAGTATGGGGTGTCTCAAATACCTGACGTTGCTGGGGTTAACGTGAAAGAGGATGTAGGTCTTATCTATATTTATGTTCATGATGCACAAGGTCAGTTACCTGCTCCACTACAAGCACAAGTAGAGAACCTCCTACCTAATTACAAGTGTGGGGGAATCAAACCCATTGTATCAAAGGTTAATATCAAGACGGTAGACATTGACATCAAGGTTGCTATTGAGAATGGGTTTGATAAAGGCACATATGCTCTAATCATCTACAACTCTGTTAGTACCTTCTTAGAAAAGTATACGGTGGGCAAACCTTTACTAAGAGCTGAGTTAGTGAGGTTCATAATGAACTTAGACTACAATGCTATAATGAACGTTAATCTTAGTATTGACAAGGACGTTATAGCAGTAGAGAATGAACTAGTAAGACCTGGTAAGCTTACTATAAATATAGAGTAGGAGTGGTTTACATGGCATTCATTAGTAAACTGGCTTCCTTCTTTAATAGAAAGTCTAAAGGGGAGTTAGGAAACCTAGCAGGTGCTTGGCAGAAGTCCCTTGATAAGGCTGAATCAGACCTAACAGAACTAGAACTCCAATATATTATAGACACTGCTACTGGTGAGTGGCTAGAAGAATGGGGTTCTTGGTTTGAGGTTAGTAGGAAGCTCAATGAAACAGATGAAAAGTATAGAGTCCGAATTAAGCTGAAAATGACCAGAGCCAAGAGTACTATTCCAGCACTAGTAGCAGCTGTTAAGGAAGCAATGGGGGAGGATACAATTGTAGTGCCTTATGAGACCTATAAGGACTTGTTTATACACAACATGTCCCCCCTAAGCGGAACACACAAGTTACAAGACGCTGAGTACACTAGGCTTGCAGTAGTAGTACTGAAGATAAATAAGCAACTTACACCAGAAGCTGACCTATTGGTTCGTAGTGTTAAAGGTGCAGGTATAAGACTTATAATTGAATATGTGCCTAATCTACAGCCACAACCTTAATCATACCCTGTACCGCAATATGCGGGCAGGGATATTTTATTAGAAATTAGAATAGTAGAACTGAACGAAAAGGAGATGAAAACCATATGATTAATAAAGACGCTCCTTACTACGATGACTTTGACCCAGCCAAGAAGTACAGTAAGATTTCCTTTGTACCAGGTAGGGTAGCCCAAGCACGTGAGTTTACTCAAATGCAGACAATCATGTATGAGTATCTTAAACGAGTATCAGATACACTGTACAGAGACGGTTCTGTAGTGTCTGGGATGGGTTGGACTCTGACTAGTAACACAATAAAGATTGAAGCAGGTAAGGTATACCTTAAAGGTGTGGTTCATCTGTTTGATGCCCAAGAGATACCTATTACTAAAAAGGGTAAAGAAATTGTAGGTGTTAAGCTGAAAGAAGAGATAATTACAGAAGCTAATGACATCTCCCTTACAGACCCAGCCCTTAATATGGGTAACTATGGACAACCAGGTGCTCATAGGGTTAAGTCTAGTGTTGAGCTTAAAATCAATGACCCTGATGCTTCTCCTATCTATGAGTTTAATGAAGGGGAGCTACAGTTAGAAATGGCAAGACCCCAATTCGATAGTGGATTGATGGATATGTTAGCTAAACGTACTAGAGATACTAATGGTAACTACCGAGTGGTTGGTTTAGATTTAAGTGCTGAAGAGCACGATGCCAATAACATGAGAGTTATAGTAGAAGCTGGTACAGCATATATAATGGGTTATGAAGTTATTAAGGTAACCCCTGTCAAGAAGATTATCCCCAAGGCTTTAGATACTCGTGTTGTGCAGAATGAACCACAGATATACTTAGGAAACCAAGACAAGTACCCATTGAATAACGCTCCTGCTAAACGTATAGACCGTGTATCTGGTGAGGTACAAATTACAGAGACCGTTACAAGAGGTGCTACTATTAATGGTATGGACTCACTAAGTAAGACTCCTGTAGCTGATATCGTATCCATCACTGGCTATACTAAGGGAGCAGATTATCAGTTGTCTGCTGATAAAGTAGACTGGGGTGTTGGTGGCGTAGGTGCCCTTGAACCTGCTACTGGTTCTACGTACTCTGTGACATACAAGTATAGAAAGAACTTTGTTAACAACACAGATTATAAGCTTACTACTATCACTGATGGATGGGGCGTAACAAAAGACTACATTCAGTGGCTTGCAGGGGATAAGCCTGTTAATAATACACAGGTCAACCTTGACTACCAGTTCTACTTACCACGTGCTGACTTAGTGTCTATCGACCGTTATGGTAATGTAATAGTAACTCAAGGTCAGAGTGATGTAGAATCGAACGTAGTAGCTCCACAACCATCTAGTGATGAACAGTTAGTCCTTGGTGCGGTTTATATAAATCCTGGACCAAATAATAAGACTGCTAAGACTAAATTCAATGCCATAACAAGAATGGAAATGGGAGAGATTCAACGTCTAGCTAGACGTGTTGATGACTTGGAGTATAACCAAGCAATAACAGCCCTTGACCGTGATGCAATGGCAGGAGAACTACCTTCAGATTTAAAAGGTATCTTCTCTGATAGCTTTAGGTCTGTTACACGTGGTGATTTATCTCATCCAAACTTCAATATTATGTATTCATTGGAAGATGGAGTAATCATGTTACCTACAGATACAACTAAGGACATCAAGCCAAATATTAATATGGACTTGTCTAATATTAAGTCATTTGGTCGTTTAATAGGTGCTCCTATGAACGAGGTTGTAGGCATTGAGCAGCCATATGCTACTCAATCAATGTTAGTCAACCCCTATCTATCATTCAACGTATTCTCTAGCTTGAAGCTTACACCTGCTTCAGATAACTGGGTGGATGAAAGCTATATCAAGATTGAGAACACTGAATATAGCGTACGTAACTTCTATCGTTGGTGGGGACACCCAGAAGCAGTACCTTGGGTACAAGACCTGTTAGACCTTAAGATGGATGATGGGAGAACAGTAGGAGACTGGAGACCACCTTGGACACCAGGTGAGACAGTAGATACTTCACCTAGAACAACTGTATCTAAGGTTGAGAAGTCTCGTAGTATCCTAGAAGATGCTATTACTGTCATGAGACAGATTGACATAGAAATCTTCTGTGAGAACTTACAACCTTCAGCAGATAACCTAGAGCTAACGTTCGATGGTGTTCGTGTACCACTTACTCCTGTTAAAGGTAGTGTGTCGGGTGCTAATCCTGGTACTGTTAGGGCTAATAGTTCTGGTCAAGTGTGGGCTAAGTTCAGAATACCTGCTGGTGTTAAGACTGGTACTCGTGAAGTTATGTTACGAAACAGTACTAACTCTGCGGTAGCTTCATTCACATCTATTGGTACTAAGAGAACAGTTACAGACACTATCCTAACTAAACGTATTACCCTAGTACCTGTCGATCCACTAGCACAGACATTTGAGTTCGATAGAGACACTTTAATGACTTCTGTAGGGGTTTACTTCTCTGCCAAGCATGACACAAAACCTTGTACGGTACAGATTCGTAACGTAGTCAATGGTTATCCAAGTAACGTTATCTATGCTGAGAAGGTTCTACAACCTTCAGATATCAAGACTAGCTCTAACGCTATCTTAGAAACTAAGATTACATTCGATGACCCTGTTATGTGTCAAGCTAACATCCAATACTGTATAGTGGTTCTGTCGGACAATGACAAACATGCTATGTGGGTATGTGATTTAGGTCAGAAGGATGTTACTACTGGAGTACAGGTTACTCAACAGCCATACCTAATTGGTATGTTATTCAGCTCTAAGAACGCTAAGACATGGACTGCTCACCAGTCTATGAACATGAAGTTCAAGATATACAAAGCTGAATTCCAGCCTACAGGAGTAATTGAGTTTGACCCTATCTCTAACTTAGGAGCAGACCGTCTAGTACTTCTTGCAGACTACCTAGTACCTGCTAATACAGGCTGTATCTGGGAAGTTAGCTTAGATGATGGAATGTACGTTCCACTAGCTAACTACGAGCCACATGACTTATCACAGATTGTTAGTAAGGTTAAGCTGAAAGCTACCTTCAAGTCTGAAAAGAATATGTCTCCATTAATGTCTAAGGATAGCTTCACCTTAGTAGGATTCATGTCAGGTAAGACAGGTTCATACCTAGGACGTACAGTAGAGATGCCTCAAGTCTACACTACTGTTAAGCAAACTTATGATGCTCACTTACCTGCTGGGTGTACGGTAACTCCACAGTTCAGTTATGACGATGGGGCTACTTGGATTACACCCCCTCTAGTAAGTAGTCAACAGGTATCTTCTGATTATATCCGATATAACCATGAGGTAGCTGTACCAGCAAATAAGAATGCTAAGAAGTTTAAAGCACGCTTAAATCTATCCACACCTAATGCGGTAATTAGACCTACTGCTAGAAGGTTCATTAATATTATGAAGTAATGAGTTTGGGCAGGTATATTATACCTGTCCATTCTTTATGCACTTTTAAATTTACAGAAAGGGGATGTTGGTATGCCAGAAATGAAGGTACTGGAGAGTGGGGGTATAGTTTTCGTCCCTACGGCAGAGGAACAAAAGGTAGCAGATATGAAGATACAAGCACAGAAAGACCTAGAAGAAGCTCAAATAATAAAGACCCAAGCCCAACAAGAGCTATTCGAGGTCAGGCAAATGAAGGAAGAAATAGAGGTGATACACAGAAGAGCAGAGAAAGTATTACAAGACTTGAAGGAGATGAGACGAAATGGCTAGTATGAAGGTCAGATTAGGCGGTAAGTGGGTAACTGTAGCAGGTGGCGGAGTATCCCAAGAAGACCTGCAACACGTAGTAAATGAAGCTAATGACTATGCCAACAGGTTAAAAGAACAAATAGATGATGACATCAAGGCTATGGGTGACACTATTGAAGGCTTGGAAACTAATATTGAAGGTGCTTTCTCTGATGGTATTATTACTAAGACTGAAGCAAGACGTATCCAGTCTTACATAAATACTCTAGACACTAACAAAGCCCGTTTTGATAAAGAGTATAAGAGCCTTATTGAAAATGAATTCATGAACGCCAATGATAAGCAAGGCTTAATCAGTGCTAAGGCTAGCCATGATGAGAAGTTTGACCTACTTATCAAAGCTATCAATGATGCTATTGCAGATGGAAAAGCAACTGTAGAAGAAGCTAGACACGTTAATGATAGCTTCGCTAACTACAACAATGCAGCTGCTGTACTTACTTCTGCTATCTATGAAGCAATTGATGATATTGCAACTAACAAAACAGGAGTAGCTCTAGAAGAAGCTAAGACATTTGCTAGCCAAGCAGCAGAGGGTGTTAAGACTATACTAAACGCTGAAGTAGATGGCGTTAAGAAGTCTGTAACTGACCTAGATACAGAAATCAAGGGTGCATTCCGTGACGGTATCATACAGGAGAATGAGTTATCATCTATCAAGACTTATTTAAACACTCTTGATACATCCAAACAAGGCTTAGATAAAAGATATGACTCTACGTATAACAATGTTGACTTGCCTGCACAGAACAAGACTAACCTTGTTACTGTTAAGATAGATTATGACCGCTCTTACAATGACCTAATCAAGACTATCAATGATGCTATTCTTGATCAATTAGGTACTCCAGAAGAGCAAGAACTTATCAATACAAAGTTTAAGGACTACAACCAAAAACTTGCGCTATTGACAACGCAATTGGAACTTGCAATTGAAGCAATTTCTAAGACTAAATCTACTAGAGCAGAAAAGAACGCAAAAGACTATTCTGACCAAATCAAAGGCGAGATGGCAGATGAGATTAAAGGGGTAGAAGATGCTACCACTGCATTGAAGACAGAAGTTCATACTACCTTTAAAGATGGAATCATAGATGCAAGTGAAGCACAGAAAATTAAGTCTTATATAAACTTATTGGATAACAATAAGAAAGCCTTAATTGAGAGATATAATGAGCTAGTTAACAACGGATTCATCTCTCCACTAGCTAAAACAACCCTTATCTCTAAGAAGACTTTATTCGACACTAAATATGGTCTGCTTATCAGTGAGATTAATAATGCTATAGCTGATGGTCAAACTACTGTAGGTGAGTCTCAAGCAGTAGATACTGCCTTCAATACGTATAACGACTCTGTTAAAGAGTTTACAAACGCTATGGAGAAAGCAGCAGATAGCATAGCACAGGGTAAGGCAAATGCAGCAGAGTTTAACGCTGGGCAGTATGCAGATGAGGCTAGTAATCGTCTAGATGTAATTAAAGTACGTTACATCAAGAATACTCTAACTGGCAACTCTGTAAACGCTTACAAACACTGGACTGAAATTAAGGCTGTTAGCAAAGGTGTAAACGTTGCCACTACAGGTACAGTTACAGGTAGTACTGGTGTTACAAACCTTGGAGTTGTTAATAACGATAAGGTAGATGACCAGTTTGCAGAAGACCGTACAACAGGAGAGTCTTGGGTACAGATTGACTTAGGAACTGTTAAAGAGGATATAGACTATATCCAATTATGGCACTTCTACTCTGATGCTAGAACTTATAATGGCAACAAGCTAGAAGTATCTGCTGATGGTCAGAAATGGTATACTATGTTCAGCAGTGATAAGTCAGGTACGTACAAGGAATCTGCTGATGGGTTCATTATACCTGTCAATGCTGGGCGTATCTATAACCACACAATTCAACGTATCTCTACTACTGAGACTCAAATTACTAACATCAATGGAGTTTTACAATCAGTAGTAAAGAATACAGAGTTTGAACAAGGCATTAAGGAATCTAAAGAACATGCAGATGCAGTAGCACAAGCGGTACGTAATGAGCTGTCTAACTTCTCTAACCTTATCACTACTCGTATTGATGGTATTGAAGACCAAGTGGATGGCAATATCACTACGTGGTTCTTAACAGGAGCACCTACTCTAACTAATGCACCGGCAGTAGACTGGAATACAGACTCATTAAAAGACACTCACTTAGGTGACCTTTACTATGACTCTGCTACAGGTTATTGTTACCGATTCCTAAAGAATGGTCTTATCTATGCTTGGGCTAAAATAACTGACTCTGATGTTACAGAAGCTATCCAAAAAGCAGCTAAGGCACAAGATACAGCAGATGGTAAGAGACGAGTATTCGTTGTTCAACCTATTCCTCCATATGACGTGGGAGACTTATGGGCACAAGGTTCTGCTGGAGACCTAATGCGCTGTAGCGTTGCTAAGACTGAAGGTGCATTATATAATGCTGGAGACTGGAGTAAAGCTTCTAAATACGTTGACCAAAAGGCAGTAGACGATACATTAAACCCATTTGTTACTAGACTTGAGACTGCTGAGTCTTCTGTTACACAGAATGCTAGGGAAATATCTGAACGTGTTAAAATAGATACTTATACTCAAGAAATTACTAATATTAATACTAACATTGGTAACATAGATTCTGCACAGAAGGGCACTGCTGATAAGTTAGACAAACTGGCTATAGGTGGACGTAACCTACTGAAGAATAGTGGTAACTTTGTTACTATTGAGAACTGGACATCTGCAAATACAGCTACTGCAACTGTAATGCTGGACAAGGATGACCTTAAAATCAGCAAAGTTGGTCTTACATCTAATGTTCATATTATTAACCCTAGTCTACAGAGAATCATAGATTGGGATGTTAACAAAGACTATGTTGTTACTATTAGGGCTAAAGGTTCTGTCAGCTTTGACCTTAGCTTAGGTCTTCATAATAGTGGAGCTACTATTACAGCCCTTCCGATGACTTCTGTGGGTACTGTTACTACTGGGTTTAAGGAATTCTCCTTGGTATTCAAACCTAAAGTTAATGGAATCGTAGACTTCCGAATTGGTACTACTGCGATGCCTAATGGCTCCTCTTTATGGATTGACTGGGTTAAAGTTGAAGAAGGTAATAAGGCTACTGCTTGGTCACCTGCACCAGAGGACTTAACTGATTATGCAGATGTTGCAGTAGGAAAGATACTAGACTCTTCATTCGAGAAAGGTCTACGCTTCTGGAGTGCGTACAACGCTACAATTGATGTAGGAGCACCTTTACAAAGCAGTGTAGTTTATGGAACTTCTTCTGACAGCCTTACTGGTAGAACAGCTATGTCAATAAGCAATGCTGAAGGCTGGATATTCTCTGCTAATGCTATTCCAGTTGATACAAGCCGAGTATATCGAGTACGCTTCCGTATTAAGAAGACTAAGGATGTAACTAGTGGTGGTACTAACATATATGCTGGTGTTGCAACCTATGATAAGAACGGTAATCTACAGACTACTGCTCCTGGTAACCACAGATACTGTGCGGTGGCAGGCAAGCCTTTAAAAGTAGCGGATGGATGGCAGTTATATGAAGGATATATCACTGGTGAAGGTAATGCAACACATAACCAGTTTAGACCAGGTACAGCCTATGTAAAACCTATGTTCGTGGTAGACTACCAAGCTGGTGTGGGTGGTACTAATGTCATTGACTTAGTTGACTTTGAAGATGTTACTGCACAGATTAAAGCACAGGACTACTCTACAACTAAAATAGGTGAAGCTAAGCTTGCACAAGAAGAGTACGCTAGAGCACAGGCAGAGGCAGCTAAGATAGTAGCTAATGCCTATGCAGATGGCATTGTAGATGCTGAAGAGCAACGTGCAATAGATGATGCTAATGCAAAGTTAGCACAAGCTAAGGCACATGCAGAACAGAAGGCAAAAGAGGCACAAGATGCAGCACAGGGCTATGTGGATGGCATTGAGATAGGTGGTACTAATACTATCAAGAATGCTGGCTTCAAAGATGGTCTTAACTACTGGAATGTCCACACAGGAGTATCTATAGACCCTGCTAGAGAATTCGAAGGTTATCCAACAGTGGTTAGTAACCAGACAGGTCTCACTGACAACCAGTGGAGAGGTATAAACACTATCCCTCAAAGATATCCTGCTAAAGCAGGAGACAAGTTTGTAGCTAGCATCTATACTTATACTGAGAATCGTGCAGGAGTAGACCAAGATGCAGTCATGGAAGTAGGATTCTATGACATTAATAATGCAAGAATAGCAGGATACCCTCTTGTATCAGTACTACCTAAGGCTAACAATTCATGGGAGAGATTCACATTAAACGCAGTAGCCCCTGCTAATACTGTTTATGTGTCTGTGTACCCATATGTTAGAAGAAATGGTAAAGTATGGTTTGCTAAACCTCAACTAGAAAGAGGTACTAAAGCTACTGCATGGGGGCTTGCTCCAGAGGATATAGTAGAAGCTGTAGGCAAAATCAAGGTTGGGGGTAAAAACTTACTAGTGGGTAGTGAATCTCTGACTATTCTGTCTAATAATGTTGCCGTATACCCAATATCTGTTACTAAGATGACTGAAGGTGCTGTTAGCTTCAATCGTGTTAAAAACACTAAGGCAGGGACAGATGTTAATACTATTAGTGTATATAACGCTATACCGTTTAATGTTATCTCTGACAACCTTGCGGGTAAGCAGGTTACATTCTCTCACCAAGTCCGTGCATCTAAGGCAGTAGAAGGTTCTATCATGCATGAGCTATATGGGGGATCTACATTAAAACTACCTGCCAGCAATGCTAAGTTTGCAGTAACTACAGATTGGCAGACAGTTTCAGTTACAGTAGACATGCCTTCAAATCTTAGCACATACACAGGGGTTAGGTTCTTATTATCTTCATTCAGCAATATGGTAGACCAATATGTAGACTACAGAACTATCAAAATTGAGTTTGGTAACAGGGCTACAGACTGGACACCTGCTCCAGAAGATGTAAATAAACTTATATCTGATGTAGACACAAAAGCTGAAAATGTTACTGGTAGAGTGGATGAGATGTCAGCCGATAATAAGCTAACTTCCTTAGAGAAGCAAGATGCTAAGAAGGATTGGGATATTATTGCTGGAGAGTATAATAACTTCTATACCCAAGCTGATGCTTTCAAAGTCACCACAGAGAAAGCTACTTACAAGACTAGATATGATGAGCTGAATGCTTATCTTACTCCTTTGTTTGCTAAAATGAATGAGACGTCTGACATTGTAAGAGCTGACTACCGACTGAAGTTCAAGAACTACTTTGAAGCTAAGTCTGCACTAGCAAAAGCTATATCTGATGCATCTAAGGCTCAAATTGATAACATTGTCATAGGTGGTCGTAACTACTATAAGCAGAAGAGCTTTACTGCTTCTGGGGGCACTAGTGTCACATTTGATCCTATAGAAGGTGCGTGGGTTATCACTATACCTAAGAACACTAACTCCTCTTGGAGAGGTATAATGTACAATGCAAAGAACGCCATACTAAGAGCAGGCAGAACCTACACAGGTAGTTATGAAATTTATGCAGATGTAGTAATCCCTACTAACGTTGACATTAATAACTTTGGAGTAACTACTACCACTGGCACTAATGATAATGATGATGTGGCTAAAAGGGTAATGAACTATACTCCTACTGTTCCTGGTAAGTGGGTCAAAGTGTCATACACTCTTACTATTCCATCTAACGCTACTCAGGATTTCTATGACAGCTCAGTGATAGGTATAAATGGTGCTGCAAATGCATGGACTCCTACAGTCGATACTGTCATCAAAATCAAGAATATGAAGTTTGAAGAAGGTACTAGACCTACTGACTGGACTCCAGCACCAGAGGATATAGACCAACTATTAGCTGACTTAGATACTAGAGCAACTAATCTTCAAACTAGTGTGAACGAGATGTCCGATGACAACCAGCTTACTCCTAGTGAGAAGTCTTTATTGAAAAAGGACTGGGATTCTATCGTTATTGAGTACCCTACAATCTCTGCGCAAGCAGATGCATTTGGGGCTACTGCTGAAAAGACTAACTACACTAATGCTTATAATGCCCTTAAAGGTCTTATAGAGACTCCTTTAGCAGATGTCACTAAGACATCCCCTGTTAATGGTGCAGATATGAGAAACAAGTTTAAGGACTATTCAGACAGAAAATCTAAGCTATTAAGATATCTGTCTGATTCATCTAAGTCACAGATAGATGGAATCAGTATTGGTGGAGCCAATCTATTAGATGGCAGTGACTTTGAGGATGTAGGCTTAACATACAGTGCAGTCAACTCTGCTACTATAACTTTAGAGACAGACCAGACTTACTGCTATAATGGTATAAAGAGGTTAAAGGTAGATACTAATACTGGTACGGTTGCTGACCGAGGTGTTGAAATTTCTCTACCTACAGAAATAGGCAAGGAATATACTGCAAGTGCTTTCATTCGTGCAGGAGCACCTATGACGGGTATTAAGATGCGTGCTGCTAAACAAGACTATGGTTCTCTAAAGGATGTACTAGTGGATATCTCTGCTGGAGGTAGATGGGATAGATGTACTATTACCTTTACTGCTGCTGAGACTAAAACTAGACTATTGTTCCTGAAGCCAGCAGTAGTGTTCTATCTAGATGCTATACAATTAGAAGAGGGTAACCGAGCAACTACATGGAAACCTTCTACTAATGACATCAAGAAACAGATAGCAGATGCAGATAAAAAGGCACAAGCGGTACAGAACTCTGTTAATGATATGTCTGCGGATAACAAGATAACTGCCCTAGAGAAACACCAAGCTAGTAAGGACTGGGAAGGGGTTAAGGTAGAGTACCCAGTAGTAGCTGCACAGGCAGATGCATTCGGTAAGACTACAGAGAAGACTGCCTACACAAATGCTTATAATGCACTGAAAAACTATATTGAACCAATTTTAGTTAAGCTAAATGAGACTTCAGATATAGACGGTGCTAATTATAGAGGACTGTGGAAAAACTATTATGATACTAAGTCTAAGCTACAAAGAGCTGTATCTGATGGTTCTAAAGATGCTATAGATAATATATCAGTTGGTGGCAGAAACTTACTCCTAAGTTCTCAGCAGGACTTCAACACTACAGATTATCTTATCAAGCAGTATACCTTATCTGAAAACTGGGTGACTGGTCAAGAGTACACGTTTATGATTAAGGGTACTGTTCCAGCAGGTCAGAAGTTTGGTATATGGATGAACGGTGGCTCTAATAACGTAGGTTATGCTACAACTGCCTATGCCAATGGAGTGACTTATGTTACATTCAAAGCCATAGCTACTACATCTGGTAATGAAAAAGTAATTAACTTGTATAACTTCCCAAGCAACACTACAGCTTCCACAGTAGATTGGGTTGCATTATACAAAGGTAACAAGCCTATGGACTGGACTCCTGCACCTGAAGATGTACAAGAAAACATAGACAATATCACAGTTGGTAGTCGTAACTACTTAGGCAATGGTGACTTTAGTACTGCTATAGCGGATGACCCTAACACTGCGTATTACGCTAAAGGAGATATACTAGACATTGTAGACATTACTAATGAGGCACCCCCTCATAAGAAAGCTCTACATGGTAAAAACACTGTTGCCAAGAACAATGGTCAGTCTCAGATACCTATCTTTATAGGTGGGTCTGCCAATGACCTGTTTGGTAAGGAAGTTACAGTTAGCCTCTGGATTAAGTATCAAAACGTAGTCAAAGGGGTAAACGTT